CTACAATGCTTTATAAATTTACTGCTGATTTAGGAAGTGATGCACATGCACATATGGCATCATATATTAAGACTAAAGAAGATGTGCAGACAGAAGATGATATCTATAAAATATCTTCTTTCAGACCCTTAGTGGAAACTGTGCAACATACGGTAAAGGATATTCTAAATAAATTAGAATATGATTATGAGAAGCTAGAAATGACAAGTATGTGGGGTAATCATTTAAAAGAGGGCCAGTCTCACCCACCTCATACACACTCAAACAATTTATGGTCTGGCGTATATTTTGTTGAAAGTTCTAAAGGTTCATCTCCAATTCAGTTTTTTGATCCTAGAGCGCAAGCACATAATATGCAACCGAAGAATAAACCTAACTGGCAAAACTCTGGTATGTTACAATTTGATGCTGAAGTTGGAACAGGTATAATTTTCCCTGCTTGGTTGATGCATTGGGTTCCATCAACAGGAGCAGATCGTGTAAGTGTTTCTTGGAACATATTGCTTCGTGGCGACTACGGTTCTCGTCAAGATTACCAGTATGCTTATATCTAAGAAAAATGAAGTCTTCATAAGACTTCAAGATGTTGAACCTTCCACTGCAGCTGAGTTGAATGATTTTTTCACATTTGAGGTGCCTGGATTTAAATATATGCCCGCCTACAAAAATAAAATGTGGGACGGTAAAATTCGTTTGTACAACATCGTCACAGGCGAGATATATATGGGACTTCTTCCATATATAGAAGAGTACCTTGAAAATAATGGTGAAAAATATGAATTGGAAGACGGACTCCGAAGTGAAAGAACAGTGGCCAGAAGTGTGGTGCAAGGCTTTGTACGAGGGCTCAGACCCACTCTCAATGGACGAAGAATTAAAATACGAGATTATCAGATTGATGCCATATCCCATGCTATTGCCACAAATCGTTCTCTTCTTATTTCTCCTACTGCTTCGGGTAAATCATTAATAATATACTGTCTTGTTCGATACTACCAGATGATGGAACTAAAAACTTTGATACTGGTTCCAACCACTTCGCTTGTCGAACAGATGTACAAAGACTTTGAGGATTATGGTTGGAGTTCTGGAACATACTGTCAAAAAATATATCAGGGACATAATAAAAAAGTTGAAAAAGATGTAGTAATATCAACTTGGCAATCTATCTACAAAATGCCAAGACCATATTTCAGACAGTTTGGAGCAGTGTTTGGTGATGAGGCTCATCTATTTAAAGCAAAGTCTCTTACTGGTATCTTGACTAAATTAGACACTTGTGAATATCGTTTTGGTTTAACTGGAACATTGGACGGCACACAAACACACAGACTTGTATTGGAAGGCCTGTTTGGTAAAGCAAAATACGTTGTTACAACTAAAGAATTAATTGATAATAAAACATTATCATCGTTAGAAATTAAATGTATAGTCTTAAAATATCCTGATGAGGATAGACAAATAGTAAGGGAATTCGACTATGGAGCAGAATTGGAATACATCGTCACTAAGGCTGAAAGGAATACTTTTCTATGCAATCTTATGGGTCATTGCAATGGGAACACTTTGTGTCTTTTTCAGTTCGTAGAAAAACACGGGGAACCGCTTTATAAACTTATAAAAGATAAATACAAGGACAGGAAAGTATTTTTTGTCTATGGTGGTGTTAATACAGACACTAGAGAACAGATTAGAGAGATAGTAGAGAAAGAACATGGAGCAATCATCGTTGCCAGCTATGGCACATTTAGCACTGGTATTAATATTAGGAATGTCAATAACATCGTGTTCGCAAGCCCCTCAAAAAGCAAAATCAGAGTGCTTCAGTCCCTTGGCCGTGGTTTGCGACTTGGAGACAAAAGCCAAAGTCTCAGAGTCTTTGACCTCGCAGACGATCTCTCCATCGATTCCAAGCTTAATTTTACGTTGAGACATTTTAGAGAACGTATAAATATCTATAAGGAACAAAAGTTTCAATTTAAAATAGATAGGATAAAACTATGAATGACACAATCAGAGTCTTTAAATTCTCCAATGGCGAAAGTATTGTTGGGAGCATATTTGATACTGATGATTTGTTCGATTTTAATAGACCACTTCAAATAAGTTTTCCACTAAAATTAAGCTTGATATCAAGAATGACTAAAAATGGTCCAGCAGAGTCACTAAGCTTGACCCCTTGGGTCCATCCTATGACAGAAGAAGAGTATATTGATATCAATACTCAAAATGTAATTATGACAGCTCCAGCATCATCTGGTTTAATTAGATATTATAATCATTGCATAAACCAATTTGAATTTCATGAAGAACCCAATGAAGAATATGTAGTAGATGCATCTAATGAAGAATTAGATGATATTGAAATTGAAGAATCTATAGCAGAATTAATGAATACCAAAACTATTCACTGAACTGACTACAAGCTAATTATACTTGATTTTTGACATGGAGTCAATGGTCTTTTAAAAAATAAAGGAGTATTGACTTTACTTGCCTGTTCTGGTATTATCAACTATAGATTAAAGGAGTTCACATGGCAAAAAAGAAAAGTGTGCATTATGTTGATAATAAGAAATTTTTGGCAGCAATGTCAGAGTGGCGAGACAAATGCAAAGAGGCAGAAGAACAAGATGAAGAGAATCCACCTCTAACCAATTACATTGGTGAGTGTTTTCTAAAGATTGCGACACACCTATCCTATAGGCCCAATTTTATTAATTATTCATATAGGGATGAAATGATTTCTGATGGTATACAAAACTGCTTGCAGTACGCATACAATTTTGATCCAGAAAAATCAAAGAATCCTTTTGCATATTTCACTCAAATAATTTACTATGCATTTTTGCGTAGAATTCAAGCTGAGAAGAAACAAGTTCATATAAAAAATCAATCCATAGAAAAACAACATTATGAAGCTTATACAACTATGGAAGGTGATAATACAGTTTATAGTATTGATCAAACACTGATAAACAATATGCTCCCCGATGAGGATGTGTACAAACCTAAGAAAAAAGAAACTGCTAAGGCAAAAGGCCTTGAGGTTTTCATGGAGACAAACGATTGAAAATAGCTCTAATTACGGATACTCATTTTGGCGCAAGGAATGATAATCTAAATTTCAATGAATACTTTTTTCAGTTTTACGAGAATCAATTTTTTCCATATCTAAAAGAAAATGGTATAACTAATGTTATCCATCTTGGCGATGTGATGGACAGAAGAAAATATGTGTCCTATCGTATTGCGAAAGATTTTCGTGAGCGGTTTATTGATAAGTTTGAAGGTATAAACTTTCACATGCTTGTCGGGAACCACGATACCTTTTATAAGAACACCAACGCTGTAAACTCATTACAGGAACTTGTGGACGGTAGATATAAAGGTATTACTGTTTATGAGAATGCAACTGAAGTAGATTTTGATGGGTGTAAGATTCTATTTGTGCCTTGGATCAATACAGACAATATGTCTCACACGATGAAGATGTTGCAAACATCTGATGCTCAAATCTGCATGGGCCATTTAGAGTTAAATGGTTTTGAGATGCAGAAGGGTATGGTTATGGATCATGGTTGGGACAGACAAGAATTCAAAAGATTTGATATGGTGATGAGTGGCCATTACCATCATAAATCAGATGACGGTCAAGTGTTCTATCTTGGTACGCCATATGAAATTTATTGGAATGATTGGAATGATCCGAAGGGGTTTCATGTTTTTGATACAGAGAAGAGAGAGCTAGAACGCATTGTAAACCCTCTTAGTATTTACTCTAAGATTTTCTATGATGACAGCCAAGATATCAATTTTGATGTATCATCATACAAAAATAAGTATGTTAAACTGGTTGTGGTCAATAAGAAAGACCTTTATCAGTTTGATCAGTTTGTAGATAAGTTGTTGCAAGCTGATTGTTACGAGGTCAAGATCATTGAGGACTTCTCTGAACTGGATGCTAACAATGTCTCTGATGATATCGTTGAGAATACCGAAGACACGATGACGTTGCTTGAACGTTACATTGATGATCTGGATGTTACCCTAAGTAAAAGTAGACTCAAAAACACAATGAGAACTCTATATACTGAAGCACAGGACTTGGAAATATGATTGTTAATACATTATGGGGTGAAGAAAAAGTAGTTGAAACAAAAAAATGCAGAAGGTGTGGTGAAACAAAAGACATAGAAAATTTTTCTGTCAATAGAAAATTTGCCTCTGGTGGTATTGCTAGGAGGGCTTATTGTATAGATTGTGGAAAAAAACAAAAACCTATTTCTGGTGTTAAATTCTATCCTAAAAAACCAGAGGAATTAACTTGTCCAACTTGTGGTGATAATGTAACGGGAAATCATAATATTGTTTTAGACCATGATCATAAAACAGGAAACATTAGAGGTTATATATGTGATAACTGTAACACTGGAATGGGTAGAGCAAAGGATGATATTAAGATATTAGAAAATTGGATAGAGTGGTTAAAAAAGGATATTGAAGTTTGATTATATTTAATACGGTGAGATGGAAAAACTTTTTATCAACAGGTAACAACTTCACAGAAATAGAACTTAACAAAGATTCCACTAATTTAATTATTGGTGAGAATGGTGCTGGTAAGTCTACAATTCTTGATGCCCTTTGTTTTGGTTTGTTTGGTAAGGCGTTTCGTAATATCAATAAGACGCAGCTAATTAATACTGTTAATGGTTCTGCTGCGTTGGTTGAGGTAGAGTTTTCTATTGGCTCAAAGAATATTAAGGTTATTCGTGGCATCAAACCAAATGTGTTTGAGATTTACATCAATGGTAAAATGTACAACCAAGATGCAAATGCCAGAGACTACCAGAAATATCTAGAACAACAAATTCTCAAGTTGAACTATCGTAGTTTCACACAAGTTGTGATTCTTGGTTCATCCACATTTGTTCCTTTCATGCAACTGAAGGCCAGACATAGGCGTGAGGTTGTTGAAGAGATTTTGGATATACAGATTTTCTCTTTGATGAATATGCTTCTGAAACAGAAATTAAAAACCATTGATGAAGATTATAGGGAAATTGATTACAAGTATAATTTAGCAGAACAGAAGGTTATTCTGAAAGAAAGGTATATTGAAGACCTTAAAGAAAACAAGCGAAAATTATTAACTGAAAAGACATTTCTTATTTCTGGTAATGAAGAAGAAATTTTCAAGAAGAAACGAAAGATCAGTGGCCTTCAAGATGATATTGAAAGTATGCATGAGAAGATATCTAATGCATCAAAGGTCGAGACTCGATATAATAAACTGAAAGACTTACAATCACAACTCAAAGAAAAACATAGGTCGCATAGTAGGCTGATTGGATTTTTTGAGAAGAATGAAGACTGTCCCACTTGTCAACAGCATATTGATGAAGTTCACAAGGTCACTATGATATCCAAAGAAACTGCTAAATCTGAAAAAATAGTTTCTGGTATGAAAGAGCTTGAGGATGATTTGAACGCAACTGAAACAAAAATCAATATCATTAATGAGGTGAATAAAAACATTCAATCACACAATGTTGAAATTGCAAAAGAAAACAGTTCAATGGAAGAGCTTATCAAGTTCAACGCTAAATTGAAATCTGAAATTGATCACCTAGAAACAGGTAGTGTAGAGGACAATGATATCAAAGAAGTTGAGGAATTGAAAGTATCCCTTGATGATCTACTGAAGGCAAAGTCTAATTTGAGAGAAGAGAAGACCTATGCTGAGGCCTCTAGAAGTATGTTGACTGATGCTGGTATCAAGACCAAGATTATTAAGCAGTATCTTCCTATCATGAATAAGCTGATTAATACCTACCTAACGTCAATGGAATTTTATGTCAACTTCACACTAGATGAGAATTTTGAAGAAACAATCAAGTCTCGCTACCGTGATGATTTTTCGTACACATCATTTAGTGAAGGTGAGAAGATGCGTATTGACCTTGCATTGTTGTTCACATGGAGAGCAGTTGCAAAGATGAAGAACAGCACAAACACGAACCTGTTGATACTGGATGAGATATTTGATAGCTCACTTGACGGTACAGGGACAGATGAGTTCTTAAAAATACTCAATACACTGGGTGATGAGAATGTATTTGTGATCAGTCACAAACAAGACCAGTTGGTTGATAAATTTAGAAATACAATACGATTTGAAAAAATCAAAAACTTTAGCCACATATCGGAGAAATAATATGTTTATGAAAGCACTAAAACTACAATACGAATCAGAAATTGAAAAGGCAAAAGATAACATAAATGTCTATCTTACTAATCCAGCTGGTATTGGTGAACATCCAGACATTGCTGCAGCTGTAGATAATCAGATTGATGCTCTGGCACATGCAGAAGATAAACTATGTGTTCTGCAAAAATACTTTGGGCATCAAATCTAATGAAAAAGAAAATTCATGTGAATATGCATGTGATTCGTAGGAATCAAAAGACAGGTGAACGTGAGCCTGTCATCACCGTGAAAACTTATAAGACAAACACTTATGCTCATGAGGTTGAAATATTAGGGAATAGCAAGGTTGTCTATTCACCAGACAAACCATTGTCATGTGGTGCTAGATTATGGATTGAAACTGATGCAGAGGTTATGGTCGATGGGCAAGCGCTCGGACTTTGAACGCAAACCTAGAGACTTCTATCCCACGCCGATAGAAGCAGTAGAACCTCTATTACCACATTTACCAGAGGGTTTCAAGTTTGCAGAACCTTGTGCTGGTGATGGTGCGTTGATTAAACATTTAGAGACAAAAGGTCTTTGCATGTGGGCAAGTGATATTGAACCACAAGCTGAGGGTATACATTCAAGTCCGTATGATATGTTGGGGTTTGATGAACTTATCGAGTCTGACTACATAATTACAAACCCGCCATGGGATCGAAAAATATTGCACCCCATGATAGATTTTTTTGCGCCAAAGCGGTCAACTTGGTTATTGTTTGATGCCGATTGGATGCATACAAAACAAAGCCGTCAATATATGCCGTGGTGCAGAAAAATTGTCAGTGTGGGGAGAATCAAGTGGTTCGGTAATATGACAGGCAAGGATAACTGTGCTTGGTATCTATTTAAAGAAGTGTTTGCATGGGATGCAACACCGCCAGAGTTTATAGGGAGAATATGATGGTTGAAAGAATTGAGAATGCGATACCGCCAATGATTTTGGAGTATCTAAGAACACAGGTTCAGAACGAAGAGAGATGGAGCTTCAGTTATCCCAAAGGTGCGGTTTTTGAGAAAAAACACCCTAAACTTACCATATACGATGGAAGTAGTATTCCAGAGGCAAAGTTCCTTGAAGGTATCTCACACATGGTTCTATTGATGATCTATAACAAGATGCTCAAGGATGGCAATGATTTCTTTAAACCTACCATGCTCTGGTGCGGCGCTGCAATCAAGGACAAATTTAGAACTGATAATCTACATACGGACCATGAGGAAGATGTTCCCAAGGGAATGAAGGTGGTGAAACTTCTAGGACTGCTTCATGCAGAGTGGCCAAAGGAACACGGCGGTCATTTTTATCATGGTGGTGAAGAACATATCATGACGCCCGGCACATTTTTGTGTTTTGATCCTCTTGTTGAACATCGTGCAACAGATATAAATACAACCGTGAAAAGAATTGCTATTGACTTTACCGTGCTGGCGTGATAGTAGGTGTGATAAAAATGTCACACTTTTACCAAAAATCTAAAAAAACGACATAGAAGGCCATTTTTTCTTTGACAATCTAGCTACTATATGGTAGCATGTATATAGTGATGAGAAACAAAGAGGTTACTATGAATATTCACCCTGCTAAAGAATTTATGGAAGATGTTTGGGGAGCCGAAGGTGACTTCATTGACACGCCTCTTGGTAGAGGTCGTATTGAGAATGTCCGTACCAAGGCTGGTATTGACCTTGATGTGATGGTCAAAATCCCCAACATTGATGGATTCACTCTATTTTCTGGTATTGAATTATTTGAGTTTCATACCTCAAAATAATGCCTTGACAAAACCCTTTCTGTATGGTAGCATTAGATATGATGAAAAACAAAAACACAATCGCTCGCCTTCTTGCTGAAGAGGATATCCATGTTGTCAACAAGGCAATGGATACCGCCTATTTCAATATCAAGAAGCGTGAGTTAGGTCTTCCGATTTGGAAAGATGAAATCTCCAAGGAAGAAGAAGAGTTGATGGTGTGCCATGAGATTGGTCACGCTCTCTGGACTTCAATGGATATGCTCGATAAGTCTGCCGAACGCAAACTTAACGCTTCATTTGTGAACATCCTTGAGGATGCTCGCATTGAGAAGTTCGTAAAGCGTAAGTACCCTGGCTCTGTCAATCTGTTCAAGAAGGGTTATACCGCTCTTGCTGCCCGTGACTTTTTCGGGATTGCAAATGAGGGTGTAAATGCTCAGAACTTGATTGACCGTATCAATCTGCATTTCAAGATGATGCCGGGTGTTGAGTTCTCTGATGAAGAGGCGGTTTTCGTTAACCGTGCTGGTACGCTCGAAACGGAAGATGAGGTTCTTGACCTTGCTGAAGAGCTTTACAAATACATGGAAGAAAATCCAGAGACAGACAAGCACGATAATGGTGAGTCTAACGAGTCGATGGGTTCTGGTGAGTCTGCTCCTAACAATGAGTCTGGTGAAGGAGAAAAGGGTGATGGAAATTCTAATGGTAATGAATCTGGTGATAAGTCTGAGTCTGGCGATGATGACGCTGCCGGTTCTGATGATGCATCCAGTGAGGGTGAGGTAGAAAAAGATGGAAACGATAATAACACTGCTGGTGGTGATACTGCCGACAATTCTGATGATGCCGGTGCTGATGCCAAGTCTAGTAAAGGTTCGGAAGTAGGTGGTGACGGTAAAGGCGGTAACGCTGGTATTCCAGAAGCCAAGACTGATACAGCTCTGAAAGAAGCGTTGAAATCTCTTGCTGATGGTAATGCCGCTGAAAAAGTTTATGGTCGTATTCCCAAGATTGACTCTTCCAAGATTATCGTGGATTACAAGACTGTTGTTGCCGAGCTTGATGCCTTCTATGTTTCAAATGATACATGGGTTGAGAATTCTTTGAATGAAGTGAAAGCGTTCAAGAACGACTCGAAGAAAACTGTATCCTACATGGTCAAAGAATTTGAGATGAAAAAATCTGCTGACCAATATGCACGGGCTGCCACTTCTAAGACCGGCACTCTGGACATGGGTGCGCTTCACACTTACAAGTTCAATGATGATCTATTCAAGAAAGTTACCACGTTGCCGGGTGCTACTAATCACGGTATGGTTATGGTTCTTGATTGGTCTGGCTCAATGTGTGACAATATGAAAGGTACGATTGAGCAGTTGCTTCAGTTGGTGATGTTCTGTCGCCGCACCAAGATTCCTTTTGAAGTGTTTGCTTTCACTAGTCAGTACAATCGTGATCGGTATGCTGATTACGCTGATGTGAACTATGGTGAGCTGACAATCACAAAAAATATGAATCTTTTAAACTTCTTCTCCAGCAAGATGAGTGCTGCTGAAGAAGAAAAAATGATGCACTATCTCTGGATGATGGCAAAACGGTTTAACCAAACATATGAAAATTGGCATGAAACTGGTTATCCTTCAAATCCGCCTTCACAGTATTACTTGGGTGGAACGCCTTTGAATGATGCGATTATCGCTCTTATGGATTTCTTGCCGAAATACAAGAAAGCGGCTGGTGTTCAGAAAATCAACACGATTTTCCTGACTGATGGTGCCAGTAATCAATTGCCGGGTGTTAAGGACAATAATGATGGTAATGATTTTTATCAGGGTTTCCGTAGGGACAATCTTGTTATTGATCCTGTTACCAACAAACGGTATGAGTTTAGCGGTGATCGGGAAAGTGTTACTTCTACCCTTCTCAAGGCTCTCAAAGGTCGGGTGCAAGGAATGAATGTGGTTGGGTTCTTCCTTGCCGGTGAAGGTCGCAAGGGTACGGTGAAACGAAACACTTGGTGGTATATTCTACGGGACGGTAATCTGACAGTTGATCAGGCAATGGCCAAGATGCGTAAGGACAAGGTTGTGATGCTCGACTCTAATGGTTATGACCAGTATTTCATTCTGCCGGGTGGTGGTGGTCTTACTGTCGAGAATGATGGTTTGGATGATGATCTTGCTGGTGCTTCCAAAGCAAAACTCAAGAC